TCGTCTTGTTGCTCTTCTGTTTCGTTTGGTAATCTTTCGATAATGTCAACAAGTTCAAAAGTATTTGGGTCAAAACTAAATGACCCGACTTGTTCCATGTAAATCAAATAAAGTTTATTTGTCATTGTTTTTCCTCCATTGTGGGTTGTATGGTCTAGCTTGCTTGAAAATGTCAAGAACATCTTCGCGCTGTTGTTTTGTAAATCTATCTTTGAAGTCTGTTCCAAAATAGATTGTGTTATCGAGGGCAAGATATAAAGCTGTTGCCTGATCGGGTGTAAGTTTTAGGTTTAAGCCGTTCATTGTTTTGTCCTCCTTAAAAGTCGATTGCCATTGCTTGAGCAATGTGCTTTAGAAAGTGGTGAAGATCACCATTTAAGCAATCAATCTGTCTGATGATCGCTTCGATCTTTTTAGCTTCTTCGCCTTGAGTTGTCTTGATCTTGGCGATAACCATTTCAGTTTCAATCAAATTCATTGTTCCGTTTGGAGCAGCGATTTCATAAACCTGATTGTCAAGGTCTTTTTCGTTGAAGTAGCGATTGAAGAAAGTGTTCATTGGTTTGATTCGTTTGCTTACATTTCTATTATAATAGAATTAATTAAGTATGTCAACTATTAGATAAAAAAAAGGGCTAATCATTTAGCCCGTATTTTTCACATAATTTTTGAAGTTTTTTGCTTGGTCGATAAGTGTATTTTTCAACGAATCCATCAGCATAAAGATTTTCAATGCGAACTCTACCATTTTTTAGTTGAGTTCTTTTTTCTTCGATGATAACGATTCTTTCGCCTAAATCATTTAATCTCATTGGTTTGCTTTGTTTGGTACACTTTAATTATAATATAATTGAATGGATATGTCAACAGGATTAATTAAAATCCTGTTAAAAACTTGTATCTGTCGCCGCAAATTCCTTTGCCTGTTTCAATCGGCCATTCAACGCGCCAAGGAACCTCGTTTCCTTCTTCATCGCGTTCAACTTCATTATCTGCGGGAGTAGTAACTCTTTCTACCCAAACGTAACCCTTACGCGCGGCGCGGTGCATTTCAGCATCGTCAAGGACTCTTGCCCTGAATACATTGCCGCAATGTTCAAAGCCGATTGCGCCTTCACACCATACATATTTTTGAGTTTTCATAAATCCTCCTTAAGAACAATTCTATTATAATATAATTAAATAGTATTGTCAAACATCAAAATAATATTCCTTGTACTGTCGGGACATAACTTGCGTCATATCTTGAATTATCGCCTTTCGGGTATGGTTCAACCTTATATTGCAAATTCTCTTTCATAATCGCTTTTTCTTTTTTATTACCTAAAAAATAAAAATATCTATGTTTTCGCGGACGTTCTTTCATGTACAATCTATCGCCGTATTTTTTTCTTAATAACTCATGTTTATTGATATGCTTGTTTTCGTCATATCGTCCGACACTATCTTCAATCGAACTATGGTGCATATGTTCAAGACCTTTTACAGCATAATCTTTAAACTTTGCGCTTAGTCCTGTATAAATCCAATTTGTAGCCTGATATATAAACCCGTGATGCCCTTGCGATGTATCAGCATATGAAACAACAACTGATGGCTTCGGCAAACTATTCAAACAACCAGAAACAAAAAAGCTAAGAACATTTTTTTCTAAACCTTCATTGATAACTAATCTATTCAGTTCGAGAAAATTATCTTGATACAGCCCATTTACTGCGCCAGATACTAGCGTATGGCTCATAGGCTTTCCAAAACTACAAACACCCTGTAAAAGATTCAAGTTGTCATACAACCCAAAAGCGCAATTTATATTTGGCAATCTTCGCGCATAATGTTTCTTTAAAAACCATTCATAACATTCTGAACTTAAAACAGGCTTGATTGAATATTTATCTTTCATATAATTATTTGTTGCGGTATTTTATTTTGCCTTATTGTTCTAAATTTTCTAAATCTTTTGCTTTCTACTTCGCGAAACATTTCAACGTGAGATACACATTCTTGAAATTCAATAAGACCTTCAAAAACACCACATCTTAGAAAAATATCAGATCGATCTTTTATTGGGAAAAAGTCAACCTGATATGAGCCACACGGCGAAAGTAAAGAAGGCGTTTCAATCATCGAAAATGTCATCGTCTTCTAAATCGTATTCGTGATTAAAAAACTTGTCATCTTCATCGCCGTATATATCGCGTATTGCTTGCGCTTCTCTTTGGCTATCAAGCGCGGCTTGATGATTATGTAAAAAACTATCCATAATTAAACACCTAAAATTTCTTTTTTAAAGTTTTTGAATCCTATTTGCTTCCAAGTTCTTTTGTCGCCTTGATAAGCATAAGGGCGGATGTTCATAGGCATATGTTTTTCTAAAGCGTCCATAACTCTTTCAAGGCTGTAATCTTCAGCTTCAAAATCTAATACGCCTAAAGCCTTTAATTTTTGACCTAGCTTTACATAGCTTTTCCAATTCTGAGCCTTCATATCTCTAAAAGGATATTTAAGTTCGTAAGGATGCCAGTATTTAACGTGTTTGAAAGTGTAGACATATCCGTCCGCATATTCAAATGTTATTTGCTGTCTACCATCTGGAAGATCAATTCTTGTCTCCTTGGTAACGTAAATCTTTTCGCCGTCTTTAAATCTCATTTGTTTGTTTGGTTTGCTTACAACTTAATTATATTATAATTAATTAGGTTTGTCAACTGTTTCTTTTTTATTTTTTTCTCTTCGTTTATACTTTATGCCTTCTGATGTTTTAATAATAAAAAATTCTTTAGTAATTGTAATTACTGAGCCATCAGAATAAATAATTGATTGAGAGGGAAAAAAATCTTCTTTCATTTGTTTTTATCTTTCCAATGTTGCAATTCAAGATCGAACCTTGCAAGCATTATCAATTGTTCTTCTCTTGTATATTGCGCCAATATCTGCGCCTGTTCTTTTCCTGAAAACTTTTTAAGTAACCACGGCTCTTGAAAAAATAATTGTTTCTGCATTTTTATCAAACATTCAAGAACAGCGTCACGTTGTTCATCGGTCATATTTTCTGTTATGCGCAAAAACTGTTGTTCAGCCTTTCGAGACTTTTCTTCATCCCCGCTTGAAAATTTATATCTTTTCATTTTAAGAATCCTCGTTTAAATAAAGTTCTAGTTGCGGATGACTTTTTAATTCAGATTCAAGCCTTTGATGTTCGTGAAAATACGCAGAATATCTTTTATAACCATTTTCTTCTAACCAAAAAATTCTTTGTGTTATTTGCCAAATAGTTTTCATTTATATTTGCCCTCCCATTCGTTATATTCGTCAAACATAAACCCATCAGAATTTGCACCTTCGCGGACAGCCGCAAGCGCCGCATCTCGAACATTTTCTTCAACCATTTCTGCAAGTACTTTTAAACTTTTCAAAGAATCAATTTTGCGTTCAACTTGTGAAAGTCTTTTTGATGCGTTTTCATAACCATCTTGCAAATCTCGCGTTGCTTCTTGAAGTTCCCCATCTGCAATAATCTTTTGCGCGTGATTAATACGATTGATAGGGGCGTTTTTTAAATGCTCAGTTTGCCTTGCAATACGCCCACCAATAACCAAAGAAAGTAATTGATTTAATGATTTGAGTTGTTCTTGATCTTTCATTGTTGATACCCCCTAAGAATTTTTTTTAAGACCAATAGTTTTTTTTCTAAATCATTCAAAATTTTTGAATTATTTTCAAATGATCTTTTTCTACTTCTTTGTTGCTGTGGCGAACCATCTTTCCAATTTTTATATAGTTCAATAGTTGCGCGGGTATCTGCAACCTTATGTTGAAGTGTTGCAATCTTTTCTTCAATCAATTCTGTAACTACTTGCTGATCTCTCATGTATCCTCCGAAAAAATAAGGGTTACAGTTTCATCATTGCTTGATTTTTCGTCTACATCCCAATCATAAGGACATTCGTTATCAAGCAACCATTCAAAAAGTTTTGATCTGTCTAATCTCATGCGACCTCCTGTAATTTTAGATTTTGCTCTTGTAAATCTCTTATCTCTTGGCATTTAATAAACAATTGCCTTTCATAACGTTTTTTCAAATCTTCTTTTGCTTTTTTATATTGATTTCTTAAATTCATTCTCCCTTGACCGTGGTTTCTTTTTTGGGTTTTCATATTTGCTTTCCACATATTGACTTCCGCCGTTTTATATTCCAATAACTTTTCAAGGCATCTTGTTTCTTTCGGGTCTGTTACTCTCATATACCATTTCATCGCCATATCTTTTTGATCTTCTTTCTCAAGCGCTACAAACATACAATCAACAACATTAATTAATTGATTCTGTTCTTTAAAGTTATGAACCCATTTGCCAAGAAAGAATTTAAACTTTCTAACTTGCAGTTTTGTTAGTTCATCAGTAACCATTTCAAGATTACTTTGCCATTCTTCATATTGTTCGACCCCGTGATCGGGTTCGCGTAGCTTCTTCTCTAAAAACTTAATTCGCATCTTCAAATCAAGTTCTTGATCTTTGTAATCGTATTTTTTACTCATAATTCTGGACTCTTTTGAAAGTTGACATAATCTTCATCAGGTACAACTTGCATCTTCCATTTAGCAGTAGTCACAAAATTACTGCAAGAACTCCAAGTCGGGTCTTCTTTTTCATATTCATAATCAGAAAGTTGATACTGTTTTTCTTCTTCAATGCAACCTGACGCCTTTTTGGTTTTTGTACCTTCTGAATTGCTCATAAAAGTACAAGGCCAAACAATATTTGAAATAGAATTATCTATTTCTTGTAATCTTTCGCGAACAGAATATTCGCTGTTGGCATAAAATTCAACTGTAAATTTTCTCATTGCAACACCTCGCAAGCCGCTTGAACACCCGCCGCACAATCGTTGCGTGTCATGTCGGTCAACGCCCCATCGAATCCTAAATAAAAGATTCCTGTTGCACACATAACCATAAAGAAATTTGTCATCGTGCTACCTCCAAAATTGTCTTTCCGCCTAGTTCGTCTAGCTTTTGATTGATTACCCAACCTTTAAGATTTTTAAGTTGTTCATGGTTTTCTGGAACCCCTACAGTTTCTAAATATTGAATCTGTATAAGAACCAATTCCATAACAGCTTTTGTTTGTTCGTTAGCCATTGGTTTAGTTTGTTTGATAAC